GTTGAGGTCCGGCATACCCCACTCGTTCAGCTTGATCGGGTCGAACTCCTTGAGCAGAACCTCGAGGTCGAACTCGCCCGTTGCGCCGCGGTGCAGGTAGATCGTCAGCTTCTCGCGCTCGAGCTCGGTCAGCTCGCGCGAGCAGACGCGGGCCTCAAGCTCGAAGTCGGGGCCGTGCTTCGCGGCGAGAACCTTCAGCCGCTGGTGCCCGTTGTAGACTTCCATGTTCGGGCCTACGGCGATCAGCTCCACCTGCCCGAACTCCTCGAACGAGTTGAGCAGGCGGGCGGACTGCGCCTCGTTGATCCGTCGCGGGTTCCTGGGCCACGGCATGAGCGCCCGCAGCTGCACCCGCTGCGTAGTCCACGCGAGCGCTGCTGCAGGAGCTGCAGGCGCAGGAGCTGCAGGCGCAGGAGCTGCAGGCGCAGGCGCGGGAGCTGCCGGGGCCTGCACACGCTTCAGCACGCGCTTCGGGACGCGCTTCGGAACAGTCGCCGCAGACTGCGGCTTCGGGCTCGGGCGCTTGCGTTTCGGTGTTGCACTCGTCATGCGTTCTGCAGCCTTCGTCAGCAGGGGATCGACGCCATCAGGCCCAGTTGCCCCGGCGAAAGTGTGCCCGCTGCGATCGCGGTCGTCGTCCCTGTCGCGAACAGGAGCGCGTAGAAGTTGTGCACGCCCTCTGACGGACGCGCGTTTAGAGTCGACATCAACGCAGCATAGACGGTGGCCGCCGCGTTGCTGACAGTACGAAAGCCCGACGCCGACGAGCTGGAGTCGGCTCCGATGCCCACCGCGCACGCGAAGCCCTTCGTGTCGATCGACCCGACCATCGTCAGCGGCCACGAGTCGCACTGAATGCCGCACACGCCCGTGATGCGTGACGTCGTCACGCCGTCATACGGAAGCCATGTGCTCGCGGTCGGGATCGTGTAGGTCGACGTGGTCGCTTGCCACGAATATTGGAGCGGAACGCGGTTGTCCTGGTTCCAGATCCCGCAGATCGCAGGAGTGGTGCCACCACCCGTGAGAGCTTGGACGTACTGCGTCGCGCTCGAAGGCAAGATCGTTCCGACATAGCGTCGCGTCGCGTCAATACCCTTCGTCCAAAACCCGTACGAGCTTTGCGAGATCGACGTCGATCGTGCGGTCGCGCTCGACCAATGTTGCAGCTCAAGCGCAATGCGCGCGGCCGTATTGACCGCATACGCAAAGACGTCGATCGGCCTTCCGGCAACGGCGCTAGTGATAGCGATCGACGGAATCGACGCCGTGTTGACCTGCACGTGATAGACGCCATCGGCGGCAACGATGCCGCTCGTCAGTGGGACAAACAGACTGATGTGTTGTCCGTTCCACGGTGTGAGGTAGACCGTGGAGAACGTGCCATCGGCAGCAATCGGCACCACGCTGGAAGTCGAGATACGCAGATTGTTTTGTGCCGCGCCGCCCGGAGGCACCCACACGGCACTGGTCGCGGAGTTCGCCGTGAGCACGTTGCCGACCGTAAGCCCCGAGAGATTCGCGATCGAATCAACCTTGTTTTTGTCCGTGTTCGACATGAAGCCCGATGCGCCGCTCGTCGCAGCGTTCGGCATCGCGTGCACGTGGTCAGCACGCGCCAACTGGTTCGAGGTGCCGCCGTTGTTCGAGCCGCCTACCGTTAGACCGGTCGGCGTCCCCACCGACACGCTATGCGTGTGGTCACGTCGAGCTGCATCGGTGGCTGCGCCTGCAGCTGCAGTCGTCACAGTGATCTGCGTCGGCGCAGTGCTCGTCAGAGCTGCTGCGCCTGTAGCGATCCCCGCAAGCTTCACCTTCTCGGCGCCAGAAAAGAATCCGCTCACCGTCGTCGTTGCGTCAGCGTGCAGCGCTCCGCCGCCGAGGTTCCCGTGCACCCCAGCAGTGATCGGCCCAACGAGATGAATCTTGTTGCCGACGCGCGTCATGAAGTCGCCGCCAGTGATCGGCGAGCCCGGCGAGATTTGGTCCCACTGACCGTCGCCGCGATATGTCCACATCGAGCCTGCGAACTTGGTGCCGTCGTCCACCACCACGAGCTGTCCGACTGGCGTGTCCTCCGGGAGCGGCAGCGCGCGCGGCCATGTGCCGTCGAATGTCTCCCAGAAACCGTTCTCGCTCGGGTCGCTCTGAGCAACCGCAAGCACGGTGATGTTGGTGCCGTACCCGATCCCGTCTGTCTCGGCCCCGCCACTATTCCCGTAGAGGTCACTGGGCGCAGATACAATCGCGTCGACATGGATCGCGTTCGTGTACGCATCGCCCAGCGTCGGCCAGACCGCCGGACCCACGTCCGACCACGCAGCATGCTCTGCGTCGAGCGCAACCAAAACTTGACCCGCGGTCGGCGCTGCAGAGCTTGCGACCTCGACCGTTCCACCTGCGACTGCAATGCGCTTCGCGATGCCTGCCGTGTCGCTCACGAGTCCCCAGAGCGCAGCAGCGTCCTCGTGATAGAACACCCACTCATAGTCGGAGCCCGGCAGGAGCGCCGTGCTCGACGCGAGCACGCCATCGGTCCCTTGAATCTGCGACGCGCCGAGCACACTAACAGTCACAGGCACTGTGACGTCACGCCCGACATACAGACCGAATCTAGAGTCTACTGGCGGCGCTTCGAGCGACGACACGATGTAGACCACGACGGGCGTTACGCCGTCCGCCGGCTGCGATATGAATCCCCACGTGCCGGGTCCGATAGTCGCCGAGCCCACGCTGTTAGTCCAAAACTTGATGCCCGGATCGTAGTGCAGCCCAGGCACACGCCACTCCGCGTGCTCTGCGTCGACAGCAGTCAGCACCTGGCCTGCAACGGGAGGCGCAGCGTTCGAGACGTCGACAGGATCGCCGGTGGTCTCGAGCCCGCCCGCATCGCTGCCTGCGCCTCCGCCTGGCTGCCAAGTTGCGTGCGTAGCGTCGACAGCTTTCAGCACGTCGCCAGGATTCGGCGGCGTTGAGTTAGACACGTTGACGGGTACGTCCGTCGTCGCGAGGTCCGCTGCGGTCGCGCCGCCCTGCAGTATGTTGTCGAGAAAGCTCACAGTGTCACCTCAGCGCTTAGCGGTTGTTGAGGCCGTAGTTCGTGAACGCGAGTCGAAAGCCCCAGATGAACCCATCGTCGAACAGCGCGTTGCTGATGATGCGGGCGTAGTACGACTCGTTGGCGTTGTTGATGGTGTAGTTCCCCAGCGGGCACGTAGCGGTGTGCATACCTGCAAGCGAGCTAGCACCCGTGCCGATGCCGTTCTGAGCGGGGCCCGCTCCTGGGTCTGCAGCCCAATCAGTGATCGTCTGCCGCATGATGTTGAAGTCGAACGCGTCGTCAGACGGCCCACCGTTGTACTGAAACTGAGCCTCGACCAACTTGCAGCCCGATGGCAGCTCGATCGGGATATGCCAAACGCCGTCGTTCGCGAGCGCGAAGTTTTCGAGGATTGGGTTCGCGATGCCCAGGCGGATGTTGCCTGCGTTGCCCGCTCCTCGCGCGAGCGACAGCTGCTTACGCACCGTGACGACGGCGCCCATGTAGAGCACGTCCTTGGACGAGTCGACCCACAGGTTACCCGCAACCTCGGTCGTGCTGTTCACGTGCAACGTCTGCATCGTCACAAGCTGCGTGAACGTGTTAGGCGCCGTGAACGTGTTGCTGACATCTTTCTTCGCAGCGACGTCAGTCACCAGCTTCATCGACTGCGTTCTGTTCGCGAGCTTCTGCGCGATCGCTGCAACCTTCTCGGCTGCGTCCGCGCGCGAGTCAGTGCCATCAGGCACAACAATGTTGAGGTCGAACGACGGGGTCTCGGCAATGGTATGCGCCATCTGACTATCTCACTGGGACTCGAAAGCCTGTGTCGACACTGTTCCAAAGGCCTGGGCCGTTCCACGTCTCGCTCGCTGGGTAGTCCCAGAGCTCCGCGCCTGCAGGCATCACGATGATCTCTCCGAAGCAGTGCGCAGCGATCCAGTCGCGCGGGATGAGCACGAGGTCGTCTTCGTCTGCTGCAGTGAACTCGTCGCTGAAGTACAGCAGCGACCACTGCGCCCAGTCAGGGTGCAGCGGCAGCGACGGCGGCAGGTTGCGCGTGATCGTGCCGTCGACTGCCATCTCGTAGCGTGTGCCCGAGCGGTACCACAGCGCGATCGGGAAGTTATTCGGCGCGTAGTGGTACCAGAGCTGCTGCAGCAGTGCATACGCTCCGCCGCGTCGCCGATGGTCCTCGAACCAGCGTACGAGGCGCGCGGTGTAGTTCTCGGCAGTCTCCTCGAGCCCGCGGCGTATCCTGCGCTCGGCGCCGATCTCGGGGAGCGAGTCGCTCGAGTACAGGTTCGGGAAGCGCATCTTGACGCCGGCAATGATGGCGTCGCCTGCAGCGTCGAGCTGCACCGCGATCGAGTAAAGCAGGCGCTGCGCAGTGCCCGTCTTGAGCCACGGCGGCACGCTGCGCCACATCGTGTCGCGGAACGTGATCAACGGCGCGTCGGGGTTCGGTGTTAGATCGCTCATGGGTGGTAT